ACGATCACGCAGAACAAACAGTTGAACAGCAGCGTCAATTCGCTCATTTCGACGACTGCGGACATTGTTGCAAACGCTTACACTGCCAGTCAGGCAGCTATCGACAACGCAGCAACACTGGCTGCCGCTCAAGCGTATGCTGCACCGGTAGTTCACACGCATGATGCAGGCGATATTGTTTCCGGCACCTTGACAAGGCCGATCAGTACCACGACTGGTAACTTCAGCACTAGCATCACTAGTACGGGTGCGCGGGCGAACGTTGTCAGCACCGGCTACGTGGCAGCATACTTGGACGTGAACGGTGTGCTGGGGTATGCCCCTTCCGTGCGGGTGTTGAAGACGAACGTTGCTGCGTACAATGTGGACTTGGCTAAGTTCCTTTCCGTGCCGATTTACTCGTACTCGTATAAGAACGATCCTAAGGGCACGATGCACATTGGCCCTATGGCCGATGACTTTGACGCCGCAGGTCTTAAAGAGTTCGTGGTTTACGATGCCAACGGCGTCATGCAGGGACTCGACGACAAATCTCTGCTGTGGGGTTTGGCGAGCGCTTACGAACAGTCCCGCATGTCAACCCTCAGTCGTATCGCGAACCAAAAGTATCAGGTTGTGCAGGTCACGTCAATGACAGCTTTGGCTTTGGGCGGCAGTAAAGCGTACACAATCACGTGGCCGTCCGCATTCGTGGACGCCAACTACCATGTGACGGCCTCTGTTGTCAACACCTCCGGCGTGCCGTTGACGGGTGTGAGCGCTGCGGCACCCATCGCTACTAGGACTGCTACTGGTTGCGTCGTGCAGGTGGCATCTGGTGTGACGTTGCTTGCCGGGCAGACGCTTATTGTCGAAGCCACCCACATTTAATACTCATATATCACCTGATAGAATAGACTCATGCCTGTTACTTCCCCGGACAACATTTACTACCCTAGCGCTTCCGATCAGGTCGCACCGCTAGAGTCGATCCTTGCCGCCATGTCGTCTTCGGATCAGACCGCGCTCATTAACCGCTTCAAAACGATTGCCCAGCCCGTCCCTTCAGCGTCGGTTCGCAACTCACTGTTCCCCACTCCTGTTGCCCTGAACCAGGTGTACCGTAAGGATGTCGGACAGATTGACCGCTACAACGGTTCGGCTTGGCAGACTATCAACGAGGTGTTCACCTCTAACACGTTGAGCACCGCAACTTCTATTCCTGCAAGCGGCACGCTGGGTATCACTGGCGGTGTCACCCTGGCCGCTGTGCCGTGGGCACGTAAGGTAACAATCACCGGGGCAGGGACGTTGACAACTATCAATGGTTCCCAGTATGTTGACGTGGTTTTCCGCAAGGACGGTAACTCTCTCCGTTATTCGCGGCTCAACACTCTTGGCACGGGGAGCATCGCTTACGCTGAGATTCTACCCGCGAATACCTCCACAGCGTACCAGCTTGTGGGCACTACGGCAAGTTCTACTAGTGGCGTGTTTACGAACAATGGTGGGTACACGTATATGACAGTCGAGACGGTGGCAATGTGACCAGTAACGGTAACCTTGGCAACACTAGCCTCACTCAGCTTAAAGGGTTCCTTCCTTACGCTGCCGCAACGAACTTCCGTCCTGTCACTCACGCTGACCTTTCCGACATGATTCTTTCTGGCGTGCATACGGATGCTGTGAACATGGCGGATGATTTCGAAGCGGCAATGCATCAGCCGCTCACGTATGCTGAAGCGTACCGCACTTTTGCAACACAGGAGCAGCGGGCGGTGGAGCACACTCGCGGCGGCCCCACAGCAGCAACACCCGGCTATTCCAATCATGGTTGGGGTATCGCTGTCGACTACCGCAACGGTATCGGTGGTGGGCCGGGCAACTCCACTTACGACTGGATGCGCGCGAACGCTGGCCGGTACGGGTTCGTGGAGGATGTGCCGGGCGAGCACTGGCATTGGCACCACCCGTCGAGCACCAGCATCACTAAGCCCCGGTACATGGCTACTGCTGGTACGGGTACGGAACTTCTTTTGGAACTGACTAAGAAAGCACAGGACATGGTTATTTACATTCAGACCAACGCCGCCTCCACCGATAAGCGGTATGGCAAACTGGTGAAGGGCCGCAACTTTGTGATCGACCCGCAGGCCCGAACTATCACCAGCATCCCCAACATTGAAGCTGTTGTGGCTAAGGCCGCTGGCGCTACCATTGTGGGTGTGTCGGGCGACAACGTGTGGCAGCTAGCGAATAACGGTCTTGCCCGTAAGCGCTGGTAAATTCTGCTGTACGCTAGTCCGTCACGGTAGCCTGTCATAGGCTTCAGGGGAAAACAATAATGACAGAAGAAAATCAGAACCGTGATGCGCTCGGCATAGCCCGGCTACAGGTGCAGTTGGAATCCGTGCTGAAACAGCTTGGCGAAGTGTCCAACAACATGGTCACCAAGGATTTGTATACGGCGCAGAACGCTAACGTCGAGTTCAGGTTTCACACAATGGAAGACCAGATCAACAAGCTGACGACCGAATCTGCTAAGGCTCAGGTGACGCTCGAAGCGAACTCTGTTGCCCGGCACGAGAAGGGCGTCACTGACCTTACCTCGTTTAAGAATGAGGTTAAGGCTCAGTTTGAGAAGAATGAGCAGCGGGCGTTTGAGATTGAGCAGGCTCAGGAGTCTCAGAAGAACAGCAAGTGGGTCGGTATTGGTTTGGCTTTGCTCTCGGGTCTTGTGTCTATTGGTGTTGCTGTGATTATTACTATCGTGAATAACGGGATTGCGCCTAACTGATGTTCAAGGGGATGAGTCGTCTTACTAAGATTGTGTTTGCCTCGTGCATTGTCATGTTGGCGATCCTCATCGGCACGAGCTTGGCGGGTAACATTTATCAGGCGCATTTGTTGTCGCAGTCTGATGCCCGCAATGATCGTTTGCAGCAGCAGAATCAGAGCGCGGATAACGCTAATCAGCGGCTGTTGCGGCAGTACACGAATGTGTTTAACCAGTATAAGTCGACGGTGGGTAAGGCTCCGGTTGGGAGTACGCCGTCTGAGGCTGCGGATCAGTCGAAGGCGACGAGTGTGGCTGGCCCTCAGGGGCCTGCTGGGGCTGATGCGACGTTCGGTCAGGTGCAGCAAGCGGTGGACGCGTATTGCGCGATTCTGGACCGTTGTGTGGGGCCTCGTGGCGCTGGTGGCCCTGAGGGTCAGGTGGGCGCTGCGGGTAAGAACGGCGCTAATGGTAAGGCTGGCGTGAATGGTGCGCCGGGTGCTGCTGGGGCGAACGGTAAAGACGGTTCGACCGGCGCTACTGGGCCTGGTGGCCCTGCTGGTAAGGATTCGACGGTGCCTGGCCCTAAGGGTGATACTGGTCCTGCTGGGCCTGCGGGTAAGGATGGTGCGGCGGGTTCTGATGGGCGTGGCGTGAATAATATGACCTGCGATGGGGCGCATTTTGTGGTAACATATAGTGACGGCACATCGCAAACAACTAATGCTTCTTGTACGACTGGTGTACCTCTACCTTAAGGAAAATCATGGTTCTTTCTAACAAGCAGAAGGCTGTTGCAGCTTTCGTTATCACCCTCGTGTTGGGTATTCTGGGTGCGCTTATTGCGTTCTCGGGTATTGACGAGTCGGTTAAGCCGCTGCTCACGCTTGCGGTTACTATTATCACTATCATTGGTACGACGTTGGGCGTGTACGGCACGCCGAATAAGTCGACTGATGATCCTGCTGCGGGTGAAGTTGAGAACCCGGACTTGACGACTGTTGATGCTACGGCACCTACGGTCACCGTTGTTTCGCCTGCACCTGTGAAGGATATCACCGGAGAATAATACCACCTCGCTTTATAACCCCATGTAAGTGGTTGTCAAAGTGAGGATGGTGATCGTAACTAACAGAAAAGCCACACTGCATATCAAGCGGCAGTGTGGCTTTTCTGTGTCTACTTGTAGTTGGTGAATCCTCCCGTGCCTGTGGTAAAGAGCACGGTGCCGGTTTTGCTGATGCAGATGCCTGAGGCTCTGGATTCGAAGAGTTGGCCGTGGGCTGCGGTGCAATCCTCTTCGAATGCTTTGCTGTTGGCGTGTGGTGCGCCGACTGTGGCAGTGACGATTGCCCATGCTACGAGGGCGTTAATTGTAACGAGTGCGAATATCCCGAAGAATATCCAGATGGGCAGGTATTTGGCTACGTTAGCTCTCATTAAAGAATCCTCAATTCGTCCCACATTCCATTGGCAGTAACAAAAGACAAGAAGCCAGTCTCCGAACGCTCCCCAGCAATGTTAGAGAACCATGATGAGCCGACATCTTGGGCGGGGCTTACCATGACCCAGCGGGCATTGCCGGAATGATAGACACGGAAACTGTGCCAATGCCCAGCCATAAGAATATCACTTTCTGCTGTCGGCATTCTGCCGTGGTCTTGCTTGGCCCACCACAAACCGATCTTGTCGGCGCCGCCTGTCTGGTGGCCGTGTACCATACCCAGCCGCGTGCCGGAAACGGTTGTGTAGTTGAGTGATTCCTGTAAGTGTTCGGGGCGCACAAACTGGACGTGTTTAAAGGCGTCGTTGAAACTTAGTGCGTCTTCTAGCTGGTGGGAGATTTCTAGCCCCCAGTCGTTGTGGTTGTCACCAGCAGCGGCTTTGAATCCCTTCCGCACGGAGCCGTGGTTAGACGGCACGGCTGCATAAGTAAGCTTGGGGGCGTAGGGCGCCAGCATCTTGATACCCTCTAGCAGAAGCCTGCGGGTAGTCCTGATCTGTCCCGTCAAGTCTAGGTCGTTTGTCTGTTCTTGGCTAGAGGTGGAGTAGAAGTTTTCTAGTGGGTCTCCAAGCTCTGCAATAACAATCTCAGCAAAGTTATTTTCTTTAGCGAACGTTTCCGCTTTGGAGAATGACTCCATGACCCGCTGTACTGTCTCAGGCGTTCCTCCGTTGTAGTCGGTCTTTCCGATCTGCATGTCTGAAGGCGCAACCACGAACGCCTGTCCATTTGCTGGTGAAACTGCACTTGGGATAAAAACAAATGATTCAATAGCTTCACGTAGCTCATTCGGATCAAGCTTCGGTGCGGCATACTTCGTAGCCTTAGGTGAAGCTTTAACGCGGTACGACTTCTTGACACCATCACCACTGTCCCATTCACTGAACCCGAAACTCACGTTATACTCTGCTGCATCGATGCCGTGAGACGCTAGAAGGCTCTCAGCGGTCACAGGAGCGTCCGTAGGCGACGTAGACACGCTGATGGTACCATCTACCGCCTGGTCATAGAAAGCCCCGGAGACGGGCGCTGACGGCTGCTCAGCAGTATAGCCGCCCTCACGGTATCTGCGGCGTGCGTCAGCGACCGTGCTCTTACCGACACCCAGAATCTCCGCAGCGTCTCTGCTGGGCAAACCCATTGTGCGCATCAAGTCGTCAACACTGATTTTAAAAGACATTGCATCTCCCTCATGGCCTTGTCCGGGCCTCAAACAATCCTAGCACAAATCCGGACAAACGCAACCGGACGCAAACAGGCAAAGAAAAAGCCCCGGTCAGGGGCTCATTCTCTGGAACTGTTGTTACAGTGCTGCGATAAGGTCGGGCCTGAAACCTGACCAATGCTGACCCGAATCAGTCAACACGACAGGGGCCTGCTGATAACCGAGACCGCGAACCATGTCCGCTGCGTCATCATCAAGACTCATATCCACCACCTCAAATTCAAGTCCCTTGTTGCTCAAAGAACGTTTCGTTGCGTTGCACTGAACGCAGCCAGGCAAAGTAAACAATTTAGTCAATATAAAACCTTTTCTTTCTGTTTACGATATCAGAAACATGGGGAGCGCTTACCCCGTAGATTTCAGATATCTTTTTACGCGACCATACGAGTGCTAAATCTCTAATTTCTCGCACTTCGTTATCCGTCAAAGATAATTTTTGCCTGCCGCGCAGCCTACGGTCACTCATATTTTGAGTCTGATCGCCCAAACGTAAATGCTGAGGATTAACGCAACTAGCATTGTCGCAAGAATGTAACACTAATGCTGCGGTTGGTATCTCTCCGTATACAAGACTGTAAGATACCCTATGCGCCAAAAGCATAGGCGCTCGACGCCCACCATTACCAGAAATTCTACCGTAACCGCCAGGTAACTTATAGCCGTTCCATTTCCAACAACCAGTGTCAGTAACAGTCCAGCCTATGCGATTAAATCTTTGTGACAATGTTCCGCGCATTGAGCCAGTATAGCAGCACAACCTGAACTGTCAACCTAGCTGGCAGCCGCCACATAATCGATCAGAACATGCCCGGCAGCATCCTGTGGCACCGTACCCTCACCAATGAACGTCTCCGCCTGCAACTCCACCCGCATAGGCTTCGTCGGAATGACACTGGTGTCATTCGTCGACCACACCAAAACGCCATCCCAATAAAAATACAACCCATCAGCATTCCACACCGTGCGAGCCACATGCCAATCAGACGAATCAGTCGCAGCATACTGCGCTGTCGGCGGAACAAACGACATCCGCGTCACCGAAGAACCATCCGCAGGTTGGCCAGCCGAATCCTTACCCGTACCCGGCACGGCATTGGCAGGGCGCGGAGTCTCCGTCAGATCAGCCTCAGGCCAATCAATCTCGCCCTGATTCCAATTGTCATTCGTAGGCCAAAACATGCCCACGAACTTGTAGCCCTTCTTATTCTGCGTTGTCTTATACCGCACCTCAAAGACACCGTGAGTGCGAGGCTGGTAATTATCGGGCATAACACAAGCAACCAATGGGGTGCTCACACCGTTGACAATCTCACTGTGCAAGTACATGTCCAACACGCCATTAGACACACTCAGCGTTTTATCAGGCGCCCAATACCCTTGTGCTGAGGTGTCACGGAAACCTTGCGACGCCGTATCAAAATAAGCCATGTTAGGGTACTTGGTCCGCACCGCGCCCAGCGCAGCATCAGTTGTGAAGTTCTGTGCCAAATCCCATGTGTACGTTTTACCGTGATCTGTTACCGTACTGCCCAGCGTTGGCGCTACAGGTACCGCACTCGGTGTACCAGCAGCCCCAACACTAGTGAGACGCAACCTAGCATTAGCAGTAGGAGGAAGAACCACAACAGGGGCACCAGCCTGCGGGACACCAGTAATAGGGGCAGGAGCCCACCCCGAACCGGAACGAACAAACAAAGTATGCGGATACACATACACCGACACCTGAAGCTCAGGCGTACTATTGCCGTCAGTATCCCACCCCGTAACACCCAAAATGATAGTGCTGGAATCCTTAGAAGCCGGAGCCACAAACGTTCTGGTAGGGCCGCTACCAGTAAATGTTACGCTAGGGCCAGATATTTGACGCCATGTAAACGCAGAAATAGTAGACAAACTAGAAGCAATAGTCGTCACCGTACTGTACGGCTCCACAAAACGGGAACTAATATCATCCAACACCAGCGCCGCACCGCCCACAACAGTAATGTCAGCGATACGCAACCGCGCATTAGCAACAACCGCCGCCGTAGAACCTGTCACGCTAAGAGAAGCAACACGCACCTTAGCTGCCGCAGCATTAGGAAGCGCGCCCATAGCCGTAATGCTACCGATGCGCACCTTCTTAGTAGCCGGAGGCGCACCGGTAACTTTAATGCTTGCTACACGGACAGTCGCCATGCTACGCCGCCACCACCGAAAGCTCCACGTCAAGCGTGTTCCAGTTCGTAACCGTAGCCATCTCAGCAGACGTAAGAGTCAACACAATGTCTGCCCCAGAAGGCGACAAACCACTCCACGTCTTCCGCACGGTGGAACCCTCATACAGAGTAACCGTGAAATTCAAGTTACCCGACCCGGTGACAGTAGCGCCACCTAGCGTGAGAGCGAACGTCGTAATACTGGCCTGTAGCGGCCCCAACCGCAGACGCTCAGTTGCCGCAGAAGTGGGGCTAGCGGGCGACTCAATATACGTGGTAGCGTCCGTGTCGCTCAACACAGCGGAAGTGCTCGACGTGTTAGGGTTGACAGTCCACCCACCATTGTTAGAGGTCACAGAAATAACCGACACAGTGGTACCACCAACATACACAGTAACACTGCTAGACGAGGCAGCACCAGAATTGTCTGTGGCGGTGAGTCGCAACGTGTACACGCCAGCAGCAGTAGGGGTGAACGAGGCAGACGTAGACGACGCCCCCGTGATAGTCGGAGAAGTCACCCCCGCAGGCACGGAAGTGAACACCCACGCAACAGAAGCGATAGAACCATCGGAGTCTGTAGCGGTACCACTCAAAGACACCTGCGTGCCAGGAGTAGTCGTACTCGGCGAGGCAGCAGCAGACACAACCGGAGGCGCGTTCACGCCGGGAACGTAAGCGCCAATCTCCGTCGTCCGACCGGCTTCGATCTGCACATCGTCGATAGTCAAACTCATTTGCGTGCTGATGCCGCCCTGGTTACCGAAATCGAAAGCGGTAATGGGGTTGGCGGTCAGGTTGCGCCCAGTGACAACACCCGTGTACGCCACCTGAGCGTTCGAAGAGTTGAACACCCGCACCGAGAACGAACCGGCAGTTGTGGAACCGCCCGAAACCAGAAGCTCAAAGCGGTACTTCGTGCCAAGACTCAAAACACCAGGCGCCGCAATGGTAGTGAAGTTGTTGGGCTGGTCACCGATCTGCACAGCGCCAGAGGCAAGCCACTGCACGCGCAGGGCGATGGCTGCCGGGTTAGTGCGGGCAGTGATAAACGTCAACGACCCCGTACCGGGGAGGGTATCGAGGCTGATTACGACGCTCATCGCCTGAACGTTGTTGTCTGCGTCAGAACTGGCTCGGACAACAGCAGTCGTGTTGTTAGCTGAGGCGACCGCACCGAAAGCTCCATGCGCAGCAGCGGCAGCAGCATACGTGACAGTGCCGTTGGTGGCGGTAAGTGGAACTGCGCCGGAGTTAGCCTGTGTGACATTGCCGCCCTCAGGGCCAGCATCGAAAAGGTAGCGTTGCATGTTGTTCTCCTACTAGGGGGCTACGTAACCAGTACCGACAATGCAGGCGTACTGGGTGAGTGGGTTGATGTTCTGAAAAGGGGGGTTCTGGCCCTGCACAATGACGGCCTGTTTCAGGGAACCGTCAGGGTTTTTCACTACCGGGGGCGTGACCTGGTTGCCCCACATGGAAACCACGAACGCTTTGTTAGCCCACGTCGGGGACAGGCCGTGCCAGATTGGCGAGTCGATGACCATGTCGGGGTTGTCAGAGTTTTGTGTGCCCCACGAAACATGGTTAGAATCCCAAAGACTCGCCTGGTCAAGGGTGACATCCAACAGTGTGTGCCGCACGGGACCGGCGACGTGTTCATGGTTGACACCAGAGAAACGGGAGCCGCTGCCGACGCCGGGATGGTTGGCGTTCTGTTCCACTTTGACGCGCAGTGTGGTGACTCCCCTAGTGGGGGAGGACAGTCCGCCTGCGATGGAGAAGGTCAACCCGGAATAAAGACTGTCATGGAAGTAACAGTCTCGGAGGGTTACGTTCTGTGACCCGTTGCATCCCAGCGGTGAGCCGCCGATGCGGTTGCCGGAAGCGTCTCGTCCATCTACTTCCACAAAATCGAACACTGAATCAACATCGTGGTACATGTTGATAGCGAACGTCTCACCGGTGTTTGGGGAATTGCCGCCGCCGTAGGCGAGGCCCTTGACTTTTACGTTCTGCCATGTTTCGCCGCGACCGTAGTAGTTCTGGTAGCCGCCCGCGAACATGGGCCTGCCATCCGAACCTGTTTGCACCGTGCCAATAATGGTGAGGTCGCTCATGGTGCGGACCGGCTGTACAGCGCCACCGTTGGGGCCGAGGCGCATAAGCCCGCCACCAGCTTGCTTCGGGCGCGCCACAAGGTAAGTGAAACTGTTCGGCACAAGATACAGTACCGTTCGGTCGATACCGTCTCCGCGAAGACCTAGAGATTTGGGTGCGTACACCGAATAGTTACTGGTCATCGCGTTGTCGATGATGTTGTAAGTGCCAGCGGGCAGGTGTACGCGGCTGTTGCTGGTGAGCCTGTTCAGTGGCCCGCCAAGGTGCTCCCCAGCCACCGGGCTCAAAGTGGAGTATTCAACTTCGGGTAGTGAGGGGAGGGGAGGTGCGACAACGGGCGGCGCTACGTAGGGTGTTCCTGTTGCTGATAGTTTACCAACGCGAATTTTGGCTGTGTTGATGGGTGTTGGTGGTGCTACCGGGTTGCGGCCTGGCGCGTTCCAACGGCCCGAGTAGGGGGTGTAGAACTGGTAGCTGGGCATTACGTGACGGCTCCCTGAATCCATGCGGACGGCTTGCGCACGGAAGGATCAGGCTGGGTGGTACCGACGAATAGGATCAGTTGCCCTGCCGGTGCCGTGTAGGTGGGGTAGGTGCCGTCAGACTGCTGAAGGACCACGAACACCCCGTTGGCAACAGGGGGTAGCGCGTTGAGTTTTGTGGCAACACTCGATGACAGGTCGCTTTCGGGAACACCGGCAGGCGGTTTGGTGTACTTGCCTGCGAGGGCTTGGGCTGTTGCGGTGCTGATTGGTAGGTCGGCGGGCGCCAGGTTTGACACGTTGCCAAGCCCGATCATGCCGGGTGTGACTCCGCTGACGGTGCCGGTGAAGCTCGGCGAGAAAAGGTCCGCCTTCAAGTTCAGTGCTGAACGCTGCGCGGTAGAAACAGGCTTGTCGGCGTCAGCAGTGTTGGTGACTGCGCCTAGGAGCAGGTCGGCTTTGCTGAGAACAACAACACCGGTTTTACCGTTGACCGATGCGACAGCCCCGCCCGTGCCCACGCCGCCACCTGTCCCGGTGCCGCCTGATGCGGGTACGGAGACAGTGTTGACAAGGTCGGTGGTGGTGCCTGTAGGCACGGAGATGTCTTTGGCACTGGCGCTGAAGGGCGCACCGTTACCCAACGATACCCGGATGGAGATGTTGTAGGTGAAGTTGGTGGGGTCTGTTGCCGGGTTGTCGGTGGCGATGAGGAAAACGCCGCGGTTGCCGGAGGGGTCGGTGAGGTACCCGTTGGCGTCGAGGGTTCCGATGATCGGGGTGGGGAAGACGGTTACCGGGTCGGGTGTTGCGGTGCGGATGACAATGGTGGACGCGGAGGGGGTGAATGTGACGGTGCCGGTGAGGGGCACTTCGTCGGGGTACAGGTCTGTGTCTGTGCCGTCACCTACTGCGGCAAGAAAACGACCTACGATTTTGCCGTAGGTCAGTTGGGGGAGTGTTTCAACCAAGTTGAGTCCTCGTCATTGGTATAAGAGTATGTTATATCAGTATACCGCACGCGAGGTGATTGCCGGATTGTACCATGAAACACAAAAAGACCCCTGTTAGGGGGCCTTAATGTGTGGTGGTTGTTACTGGGGTCCGCCTGTGTAAGCGGGGTAGCCGACGATTTCGTCGCGGTTGCGCCAGTAGGAGGCGCGGTCGTCAGCCATACACTGGCAGGTTTCAATGTCGCAGTCGCACATTATTTCTCCTTGGTTGGTGGGTGCACCCGGTGGGACTCGAACCCACAATCCTTGCGGCACTGCGCTCTAAACGCAGCATGTATATCCAGTTCCATCACAAGTGCATAGACGGTTCAATGTAAGGTTCTCATAGGAACTCTAGTACCGACAACTTCGCCTGCCGGATTTATTGAACTTATGTTCTGTCGGCATCCTTTGACCTCTTAGTCCTCTGAACCGTCCGGAACATGGTGGCTAAGTTATAAATTGATTTTAGCACAGGCAGCAACCGCTTGTCAAGTTGCTTGACAATTTAAGGGTAATATGTTAAGTTTAACTCATGCGTAGTTACTGGTCAACCGTGTATAATCACGGCAAAAAGCTTGACTCAATTATCGAACTCGAACAAATCGACGACACCCGCTGGCGAGTCGTCCTAGACGACTACCCTGAGTCGGTACTAGAAACAACCCGCCAGCCCGGCGACTTCTGGGGACTCGTTCAGGAGGCGCTAATCCTCATCAAACCCAATGAATGAACCATTGAGAACACGCTTCCGCCTCTGACCCTCAACCTCCGGGTCAGGAACATCCACCATCTCCTCCCCCGCACCACCACTGCCCGTAGGCTCACCCTCAGACTCGCCGTCCCCAGCCTCACCAGTTCCACCTTGGCCCTCCTGCTGCTCCTGCTCAGGGGGGTCTTGGCGTTCCGGCTCATCACCGCCATACATCTCCGAAAACGCCGCCATGAACTTAGCAAGCGCCTCAGTAGCATCCTCCGCAGCCTCACCCAGTTCATCAATAGCGGCAGACGGGTCAGGGAGCGTCTTTTCCTTCGCCTCACCCGGCTCAGCAAGCGGCTGCTCAGCCTTACCCGACAGCGCCTCAAGGGTCGGCTGGTGCCCCTGATTACGGAGCCACACCAGCGCATGAATAAGCGCATCCATCTGATGACGCTTACCAGGCGTCCACAGGTTGTTGTCCTTCAAAACCTGATCCGGCACGAGAGACTTCATGTCAGGGGTCTGGTACTCCACCTCGTCACCCCAAAGACTGTACTGGATGCCCTCGATGCGGAGCGATGTCACATCGGGGGATTTGATGCCGGGCCGGTTGACGAACGACTCACTGACAATGGTCACGTTGTCGGTGGGGTGCGACCCTTCGAAGAAATCAAAGTAGCCTTTCATCCCGCGCGGTAGCTGAGACAGGTACACAAGCTCAGCGGGTGTCGTCTCAGTGTAACGCAGCATCGCAATACCGGTAGTTCCGCCCGGATCGTTCCCGAGGACGTATGAGTAGTCCTCAAGGGAAATATCATCTGTCATTAGTTGCTCTCCTTCTCGTTCTCTGCCAGCCAAAGCTCAAGCATCTGCTTCGCCTTCCTAATATCCTGCACCTTATTGCCCTTACGCTCCGACCTTAGCAGATACTTCACCGCACTACCAAGCTCAAACGACTTATCCAAACCAAACGCACGCAGAACATCAATCACTTCCGTGCCGTCGCTGCCCCGGTAATGGCTGGGGTGTGCAACCATGTCCGACTCTGAGACAATGCTGATCGTGTCAAGCTGCGCCTGCACTTCACGGAGTTCCTGCGCGTGCGCCTGGTACACCTCATACTCCACCATCTGCCCGGTGAGGGGGCTAACCCATTTATTCATTACCACCTTTGCTTCTCCTTTTCTGCGACGTGAGATGAAAACCATTACACCGAGGGCACCTGTACGCCCGCTGTAGGTCTTTCTGTTTCGGGTCGGCTTGGTTCATTACCTGTGACATGAACAGTTCTGCGGCGATCCTATCACGGAAACGCCGTTTGCCGCAACTATTCCGCTTGGCTCGCCCAGTATTTGAATAGTGCAAGCTGTCTACATGCCTCTTCAAGGTACCTCCTCGCCTTATCCTCGCTACTAAGACCTACAAGAGTAGGAGGGTTCCAACTAGGCAGGCAACCTTGAACAACGTCCGGCAGCATCTCATCAGGAATATTCACGAGAAATCCGCCCAACTCGGACCCTTAGAACCGTCAGCAAGAAACGGCACAGTATCGCCAAAGACCATTCGCCCTGTCTCCCTCAGTTCACTAATAACATACGCGATCACAGTATCAGCTTCATCCTCCGGCCCTTCGATTGAGATAGCATCGTGAACCAAATTCCAAATGTGGTACCCCCACGCGTTCAACTGCGGGTTGATGCGGATAGCTGTCGCCAAACAAATATCACTTGCCGTCGCCTGAGGCAGAAACGCCAACGCCTCCCGCTGCACCTTAGCAAAATTTTTACTCGTGATAATCTCCGACTGGAACCGGCGCCCAAACGGGGACACCAACAGGTCACGTTTAGCAGGGTTGATAGCGGCCTCCTTCACGTCCTCGCGCCACTGCGCAAACACGTTAGCCTTACCCAAAAAGTTGTCGATAATCTGTTGTGCCTCCCAGGTGGGCATCTTCAACGACTTAGCGATAGCTGCTGCCCCGCGTGCGAACGACAGACCGTAGACGACAGCTTTTACTTTCGTTCGGTCCTCCTTATGGGCGGTGGGGTCTTGCTCTTTGTACTGGTCCACCGTGCCGTAGGCTTTCTCGATGCCGGGAAATGCTACTGGCATGAGGTGTTGGTCGAAGAAGTCGCCTTGTCCTTCTTGGAGTGATGCGATCAGCCACGGGTCGCCGCTAAGGCACGCCATACTACGGAGCTAAAGCTCCGCCTGGCTCAAATCGCAGTTAATAAGAGTAAGCGTCACTGGGCATCACCTTCCTCTCCGCCTTCTTCAGGCTCGTCGTCTATCTCGGGTTCGGGGTTGCGGGAGAATCCCACGATACGTTCTGTTTCTGATTCTACGTCGTGTTCGGTGCCGTTGTCAAGGTCGTCGTCATTCATTCCGGCGAGTACCCGCATGAGTACGGCACCAGCATCATCGCCGCTGTACTGAGTAAGGACGAATGTGGCCATCAGTCTCCTCTCTTCTCAATAATTTTCATGGCGGCGTTCAGGATGCCTTTGTAGATCATTTCTGGCGAGTGCATCGCTGTGACACCTTCAGCGTTGACAGCGTACTTGAACGCTTCGAGTTCTGCTGCTGTGATGCCGAGGCTGATTGCTGAGGTGGCGATCATAGTGTTGAACAGCATCGCCGTTGTCGCGTAGGCATTAGTAGTCGTGTACTGAATACCACTAGTGTAAGGACTATAAAACTCGAATGAGTTAGTTGCCATGCGTTTTTACCAACTTCCTGATGTGTTTGTCTCTGGGAACATTCTGCGCGTTCGGTGAAGTACTGCTGAGCCTACCCGTGCTCGTGCCGTGGATCAAATAACTCGCGCGCACTCGACCATCTCTCACCTTATTCGACCATCCCTTCACGTAGGTGCCATAAATTTTAGTCAACTTCTTGTACTCTAGTTGACTCATCAAATACTGGGCGGCAGTATCACCATGACTCAACCCGTCTAGCACTTCTTGAAGCGTATCAGCTAGCGTGTTGGGCACGACGATACCGAAGTTGCCGAGTACCGCTTTAACTTGGTGGGGTGAGTTGGGGTTGTAGGTGGTGGAGCCCAACAGCGTTCTCATGGATGCTAGCTCCCGGTCCATGCCTTCTTGCAGTTCTTTGCCGTAGCTTTCAGCATAATCACTGTCGAAGGGGATGCCGTAGTTTTCTACTTCTAGGAGGAATTCTGCTGCTGCCATTTCTATCATGAGGGCTCGTTGGTTGGCGTCGTCGGCTTCAATTTGTGGGGCGAGGAATTCCCACAGTTTGTAGGTCCAGTACACGTCCCACCCGTTGTATTCGATGAGTTTGTCGGTGGGAATGTATTCGTAGTGCCCCCCACCTTTGGTGTATTTTGACAGGTCGGTTTCCCATTCGGGTGCGCCGAGGTATCTGCGCGCTAGTGATTTGAGGTCGTGGATTCCTGCGGCGATGTTGAGTACGTGGTGGGCGAGCATGGTGTCGAACCATACGTGTAGTTTGATGCCGAGTACACGGTTGAGCACGCGGGTGTCGAATTTGCCGTTGTGGTAGATGGCTTTGGTGAAGCGCGGCAGTATTTGTTTCAGCCTGTTCCGCATGTAGACGTGTAGGTCTAATGTCCTGTCAGCGTCCCACACACCTCTGAACACTTGGGGCGGTAGACCCTCCTGGTAAATGCCAACGCTGATAATGCCAATGTCTTCTGGTGTGTCCTCTTTACCCAGATTGCCGGATGTTTCTATATCGATAACAGTGGGTGCGTCGAAGTCAAAAAATTCGTTGATGATGGTAAAGCTACCATCTTTAGGTCTATCGAACGGGATGGGTTCGGGTTCTTCGATGAACTGTCGCAGGGCGGCTTTGAGGACGCTGGCAGCGTTAGCTTTCGACATGATCTGCGCCACCGAATAGGTGAAGATTACCTCGCAACCATAATTGTGTTCCGGCCCCTTACCAAATGCAAGCACTTTCCCCTCTACTCCTACCCACTGCTGAAAACTGATCTTGTGTTCCGGGTAGGCGTCGTCGACGATGGCGCGCAGCACTTCGACGGCGCGGGGGGTGAGGTCTTGGTCGCTGTAGACGGGGATCAGAATGTCAGTCATAACCTAGCTCCTCCAATCGTTTTTCCATCGTAGTTTTCTCCGTAGCCAAGTCCAGTTTCCATTGTTCAGGCTTACGCTTTAGGTTTCGTAGTGCTTTGACTCCTAACCGGGCAGCGAGTATGTGACTGTTGTGACTATAAAAGTTTGTACCAGGGCATCCTTTTACTGGGCAGTTAGTCACGTTTGTTTCCTCCGCTCGTCGATTTGATGACCTTGAATTTACCCGGTTGCGCTGGCGCTGTGCCGCCGTTGCGTACCCGCTGGTAGATGTTGACGGCTTGGCGGCAGGGGTCGCACCTGCACCCGTTGCGGTACCCGGTGGTGGTGCCGTGTGTGCGTACTGTGTTTGTTCTAACGTGCGGCATGGACCACCTCTCGGAGTTTAGATAGCGGCACCCCTGTGAGGTTCGTCATGGTCTGCAAGGGTACACCGGCGAGCATGGTGCAGTACACCAGTTTGGGTGACACTGTGTAGTCGTCGGCGTAATTGGTGGCGATGATGATGAGGGCGTCGAGTTGGTCAGCGTCCCAGAGTGGCGTGGGTCGGAGTTGTGTCTCAAACCACCCTTCATCGGGTGTGCCGTGGGTTTTAATGAATGGGATGCTGGCGCCGGTGATATTGTGTATATCGATGAGGCTTAGGAAAGGGACAAGCCCCAACCGTTTGACGATTGAGGCTTTACCTTTGCGGTTTGTGTGCGCGTATTCTTGGTGTGCCGTGTATGCGAACCGCAGCCCTGTGGTGTAGTTCACCTTAGTTTTTCCTGCCCATAGGCGCGCATCATGTGACCCGGTTCAGCGCCAATATTAGCTCTATTAAGAATACTGTCAAGCTTCACTAGTAGTGCGTCACCAGAATTACCTTCATTGCCGTCAAGGTGCTCCCAGGCGCCCAAAGCTGTAACTGCCACATCCAGCAGCTCATCCATCACATCTTCCTTGCTGTGTGTCACACCCTTACGCGGATTCTGCCCAGTGTAGCCGATATATGCTGCAATGACTTCTCCACCCTCCTCCATGATTTTCGCAAGTCTGCCCCAGGTTACGGCTTCAGCGTCTCTGTGCTTATTGCTATTATCGATCCATTCTGACAACCGCGCCAAAGATTTTCCTATGATACTCATTCGTGATACTCCATCTCTAGAACAAACTTGTTCCCATTAGGAACACGGTTGATCGTGCCTCGACGCTCCAATGCTATCACCATTTCCTCAAATTCAAAAGCCCGCTTATCCTTAAAAGCACGGTACGCAGACGAATAACTGACACTGCCACCCTTACCAACAATGAACTTCTCAAGGTTATCCACGTCACGCTGCCACTCCGACTCCGACACCATACTAGCAAGTGTCACCGCATTATCAAACCACTCACCAGCAAACGCAACAGCAGCCAATACGTGACGTTTCTTCACCACTAAAGACCTGTCGTCCATCGCAAAAATGGTTGCCAGCTTCAGCACGGTGATGTTCATCCGCTCCGTGGTAGTGCCAATAATTTCGGCGTAAGGGCTGTTCTCCGCAGCCTTATCAGCAGCCTTCGAGAATTCAAGGTAGCGTTCCCACGCATCATCTTCAGCCATGAACTCGTGGGTGAGCCCTTCAGCCCGGTCGACCCCGGGGCGGTTGTCCCACCAAGCACGGTTGGCGCTGAGATGGTTCATCAGACTGTTGAACACTACGTCTTCTTTGCCCCCTTCACGTGAGCCCTGCTGTAGCGGTGGCGCTTCGTACCCTTCGGGTCGGTAACCGATAACGTATACGAACCGGGTGAGGAACCCTGACCGGAAGTTGGTGACGGTGAGCACGTCAGCGGATTCGGAGAGGATACCCATGAGGAACATGAGGAATGAGACGGGCACGGATTCGAGAATTTTCTTCTCCCCGGATGCTCTGATGCGTCCGCCTGACCAGCCGTCGTACAATTTGGTGAACACTTCCAAACCACCAGCCATGTACGACTGCGACAGTAGCTCCTTAAACAGGCCCTGCACCTCGTCCCTAGAGAAGACGCTTGCTTGGTGGGCGCGGTCGTGGAGGGCTAAGGAAACGCCGCCTGGGGTTACATCGTCTCCGAGGGCGTAGTTGAATTCGTCGGTGCGGAGCGCCCTGAACGCTTTGTCAAGGTATCCGCGTGCTGTTGATTTGCGGTCTTTGGTGGAGCGTCCAAGTACCATCACCCAAATGTTCAGTTTGAGTTCGCCGAAGGCGGGGAATGCGTGCCCGAATTCGGAGTAGACGGTGCTGAGTAGGGTGACGGCGGTTGCCCGGTGGTATTCTGCGGGCGCGTCCGTTTTGGTGCCTGCCCATTCGACCCATTCGTCGACGAAGTTGACGACGAGTGATTCTCGTTCTTCGGGGGTGAGAAAGTCGGTGTTGGGTCGGGGTGCAGTCTGGCGGGTGGTGGTGTCGTCTCCGCCTTCCCAGCCTACGGGGCGGTCGAAGTCGTCTTGTTCGCGGCGCACCTCATTTTTGGCTTTGACCGCTTCATCCCAGAGTCCTTTGACGCCGCGGTTGTCTTCGGTGCGGTATTTGTTGGAGGGTGCCCACCAGGCTAGCGCCATAACAGCGTCATCGGGGAGCCCCAGCCGGTACAGGTCGCAGAGTAGTTTGTAGCGCATGTGGGAGCGTTTGTCTGCTGCCCACTGGTCGTTGAGGAGGCCACGGAGGGACATGTTGTTGGGGAGGCCACGGTAGAGGCTGTTTTTGTTGTCGATATCAGTGACGAATTCGAGCATGCCTTCGGGGAGGTGTTCGCTGCTGAATTCGATGGCATCTGGCACTTCACTAACGGGATACAGTGACTCGAAATGTGAAACGTTGTACACGTGGTCGTCGATGTCTGCGAGGATGACTCGGGCGCCGGGGTGCTTACTGTTCGCAGTCTCAGGCACGCGAAGTAGCTTGGCAGCGTTGACGAATGCGGTATCGCAGCCGTCTGGGGCGTGTACGTGGGCGATCCGCCGGTTGATCTTGGCAGCCTCAGCAGGCTCTACAACGGCATCGAGGCGCCAGTATACATGAAACCTGGACGGACTAGTCTCAACCACGAACGAGGGGCGCTCCCGAAACAGGGACGGGTCGCAGGAGTCGGCGTCGGCTGCGAGCACTTGCACGGAGGTGCTGTTGTCTTTGGTGCGTGAGTCGGAGGCGTAAAGGAGAGGCGAGAACCACACGTCACGGTTGGCGTTGTCGACAACGGTTTGCTCGATGAGTTCGGCGTCTTCGGGCCATGAGAACCACACATCGTTGACAGGTTTGCCGCTGTAGTTGGGGAGTACCAAAACCATTCGGCCCGTAGCTTCGGAGAAGACTTCTTTGAAGAATTCTGTTGCGGCTCCCATGTGTGCTCCTTCGTGTCATACTTCACATTTATATATCAGTAGCCTACGTGAGACTCGAACTCACAATCACTTTCTTTTGAGGAAAGCCGCTTTACCATTTAGCGTAGTAGGCCAGGAACACTAAAGCGGACTAGGTTTCAATAGATTCACCAGTCCGCTTTAGCGTGCTCAGTCTAGCACATCACACGTCGCCCCAACTCGCTTTCTTAGGTGCCGGAGCCTCACCGCCACCAGTGGGGGCGCCGAGCTTGGCGTACCCGTTGATGGTGTTGAAGATGTTGCCGTTGGTGGGGCTGGTGCGCTGACCCACCTTACCAACAAACTCGGTACCCAGCACACTCTGGAAACTATCGGGCACATCAATGTCGCCGGTCTCCTTGTCGACCTTCCACCCGACAGCCTCAGCGAACGAGGCGAGCACCCATGCGTTCCGCTTGTCATGGTACAGGGGGATGTTGTTGTAGCGAATCTCGCGCCCCTTGAACTCTCCGTCTTCGGTGACCTTGGCGGTGATGACTAGCTGGTCGGAGCCTGCGTTGTCACCGGAGCGGACCTGTGCCACGTCGAAGTCGTACACGGACATGCGCAGCTTGAGGCCGGTGGGGATGGGCTTGAACTCGCCGTTGCCGAACGCTTCGCTGCCAACTTTGATGATTGCCATTTAGTTACCTTCTTTTGCTTCGAGGATTGCGTACTGGATTTTAGTCATGGTCGGGTCAACGATACGCTGGTTGAGGCCGAACCTGTTCTTGGTTACGAGCCCGTCAGTGTTGCCGACATAAAGGACACGTTCAACTTTGTCACCAATGGTTTCGAAGTCGAGGTACCCGATGAGGTCGGGCACGGTGGGTGCTACGTCGCGTGCGCTGCCCATAATTTTTACTGTGGTGGTGATTCTACCAGTGTTTTCGTCTTTGTCAACCTGCGGGTGTGCGAGGAAAATTGCGAGGAAGTTGGCGTGGTGCATGTCGCGGAGGAAGTCGATAGTCCACACTTTTAGGTCTTCCCATTTGCCAAACTTGTTGCCACGGTTTTTGGGAAGGTCACCGAAGTAAGCTTCGGCTCGGTCTTGTGCGACGTTGAGGGTATCGAAGAGAACTGTTTTATAGGGATGTTCTTTGGTGAGCAGTTCGTCTTTGATAATCTCAAGCTTCTCGAACGTGTCGGCTTGTACGATGTCGACGTTGGGGTATTTGCGTCCGACGCCTGCTGCTGATCCTTCGATGTCGACGATGAGGACGTTTTGGTAGTCGGTGATTTCGTCTGCGCTGGCGCCGAGCCAGGTTTTGCCGTTGCCGGTGGGGGCGTAGAAGATGGCGGAGTTGATTTTGTCCACTTCGGTTGCTTTCGCTACGCCTTGCAGGAAGGATGCTTTAGCCATGTGTGTCCTTTGTTATCGTTTGCAGACAGTTTTGGTGGTCCACTGGCAGCCGGGGTCGTTGGTGCCGGTGAGGGGTGCGCACTGCCACCATGCCTTCTTGGGCGGCACCTTCGTGGTGGTGCACACGTTGATGGCGTTGGCGGGTGCTGCAACAACGACAGGTGCAACGAGCGACCCCGCGACAACAACCCCTGCAACCATAATGTTTCTGAGCTTCTTCATTTTATTCCCCTGTCTTTACTTTGTTACTCTAATTTGAAAATGACCTAGCACGAACAGCCACAGGATGACGACGACAATGCCTAGCCACGGGCTGAACATGAACGCCATGATGCAAGTGATGACAGCTACAGTGTAGAGTGCGAGCACTCCGAGGATGATCAGCCCGATAGCGAACCACATCAGGTCAGACCAATCTCAACGCGCGGCTCGAACACGTTCTGGATAGCCTCATACTCGTCACCCGACAGGACCTTCTTAGCCTTCGCCGTGTCCACTGTCTGCTTCCAAATGTCCCGGTCAGGGAACAGTGCAGCAGCCAGCTTAGCATCGGTCCTGGCGTTGCGGGAACGCTGCACAAAGAACTTCCCATACGTTTCGGTGCCGTACACGGGTTCGCCGCTTGGTGCTGCGGTGGTGGACTTGAAGTAGCCTTTGATCTGGTCGTTCTCTGCTGCTAGTTCATCCATGCGCAGCTTGTTGCGCACATACTTTTCAAGAAGCTCCTGGTATTCAGATTCGGTCAGTTCGTCGCTCATTGCTACTCCCAACTATCTGCTACAAACATCTGAGGGTAAGCCGACTTATGATAAGGCTCCAAACACACTACAGTAAAATGCTTCCACCAACCGGGACTTTTGTCTGGTCTGGAATCGTCGAGGGATGCTTTAACAGCATCCCAAACATAAGCATCGTCCCAGTGTGCAGACATATCAATAGCCTCGGTCATGTACCACTTACCGCTAGGCTTAAAGTATTCTACTCGGACCATGCCAGGGTTGTCACTATAGTTTGTCATTGCTACCCCTTTCATCATGCCCTACCCGTTACCCGCGTGCAGTAGTAGCAGCTTGGGTCGGATGGGAAGTCATCTGGCGTTTTGCCGTTCTCAAGATCATCCCACAAGTTCTGCAACCTGTCAAGCGCATCCACCGCAACTTTCTCCTCGTAATCAAAGCTGAACACTGAGATGTCGCTGTCTTGCGTGCCTTCACGGTTGACGAACGACAGGCTGATCCGTTCAATAGGCACGCCGGAACGGTTGAGTCCGTAGGCGTACAGGTTCTGCTGAATAACGTACTGCTGTGGAACCCCGTCTAGTTTGTAGTGCGCGAGTTTCGTTTTGGAGGTTGTTTTGTGGTCGATGAGGTGCCGGTGTCGTACTAGTACTAGGTCAGGTTTCGCTTTGATAGTGCCATAACCAGTAATAGTGTGTAGAACAATAGGAGACTCAATGAGCGCCCCTTTAAGTGCAGCATATTTGCCGTTGCTGTCAGCAACATGTTTGCGTTCTTCCTGTTCTAGTTCGGCATGGATAGCGGTACCAATTTTGGCTCCGAGCCAGTATTTGCCTCGGGGTTTGGTGGGTCCGCCTTTGCTTTCGAGCATCCGGTTGGCGAGGCAGTGCAGGCACGGGGACCCGATTTCACTGGGGCCGATGAGGCGTTGGCCGTCTCGTTCACTTTCAGCTTTGAGGAGGTCGAGGATGAGCCAGCGGACTTCGTTATCATCAAGAGGCATTTAACCATTTTACACAGAAATATCAGATTTGTCAAACGCTATATTGAAATAAAATTTTTTGCCTCGCGTGATGTGGGCCTCCCAGTTAACTCTCAGGAATGCGGTCTCTAGGCAGCGTGCCTCCCCACACTCCGAAGTCTTCCTCATTAGCGATAGCAAACGCTGCGCACTGTTGAAGTAGTGGGCAATCGACGCATAGGTCGAAGGCGCTATCGGCGTCGGCATTTTTGTAACTGGACCAGTTGGCGGTGTACGGTTCGGGGTCGACGACGCACGGGACGGGTGCGGGTTGGTCGGCTACTGCGATGATGAGGTCGTGGTGGAGTGATTCGGCTTCCCGGTTTTTGAAGCTAAAGAAGCTCATGCGGTCCCGTTCAGAATATTGTAAAGCTTCTGAATGTAGGGACCGCTCATATTTTCATCTTTGTCTACTTCGAACTTGCCAAATTCGTTCTCGACGCCGTAAGCAGTCATAAATTCAATACCCTTGCTGAGCCTGTCGTATGCGGTTTGCTGCGCCCTGTCCCTGACGAATGCTTCCGGGCTGGTGTCCTGCCTGACAGCTTTCCACTGCATGTATTCGTTGATGGTTTCAATGTCGTGCTCTAGTGTCACCGTCTAGCTCCCCTGAGTTCCTCAATTAGATCGTCAAAACAGGTGCAGCGCCCATAAATATCTGGATAAGAGCAGCGCCAGGAGTGAATGTCACTATCAAACTCCTCTGGCCTATCGGTGATGCCATTTGCTCTAAGTACCTCTTCAATCGTTTTTCTAACTGTCATCGTTTCCTCCACTCGTCGTCAACCCGGTGATAACTGGCAGCAATACGCTGCTGCCTGCGACGCTCAATGAGCGCCCTAATCAGCTTAAACATCATTTTCTCTCCTTCTTTTTCTAATTAAGCTTATGGAAGAATAACAAATACCAGTTAGTTCCGCTGACTTCCTACTGGATATACCAAGCTTGTAGCATATCTTTTCCAAGACAAGTTGATTTTCGGTATAGGCGTAATGTTTGTTATATCTTGATCTGCCCTTAGCCGCCATGTCTCGCATATTATCGGTCTGCGTGCCGATCCATAGATGTTCTGGATTTATGCACTTACGATTATCGCAAGAGTGGCACACCATCAGGCCAGCAGGTATAGGACCTTTATGCTTTTCATAGCTCATCCTGTGAGCCCTTTTCTTGCCCAGCCTGCCATAGCCAAGCTTATCTACATACCCTTGCCATTCCCAACAATCACCCACTATCTTGTAATTCATTTTTTAGTCTTTAGAATCCTATTCATATCAATAGTTTGCTGGGCCAAGCTAGAAAGTTGATTGTGGTCAAAAGTGTCAAGGGCAGCCACATCAATGCTGATAACCTGCCGCTCCTGACCCCGCCTGTACAGGCGCCTGAACGCCTGCTCATTCAACTGGTTAGAATCATGCCTGCTCAACCAAACCATAAAACGGCTGCGAGTTTGCAGGCCATCCACGCCTTCGCCGATGCTGGCAATGGTAGCCACGATATAGTCCACGCCAGTTGAATCCATAAATCTTCTTTTTGTTTCTTCCCGAGCAGACTCAGAAACGTTGCCTGACCATTCTTCTGCCGCATAACCGTCCTCCTTAAGTTTCGTTGCCACAACCCTAGCAAATTTGGCGCTCTCCGTCAACACCAACATCGGTTCGTCCGGGTTCTCTTTGATGATCGCTTTCAACGTGTCATATTTGGTGCTTTTCATGCTGCTGTCGAACGTGACAGTGTCGGCGGCTGCATCCCACGCGACCGTGCCGAGAGACATTTGGCGGAGCCGAATACGTTTGACGATAGGGACTTTGGCGACTACAGCGTTGTTTTGCAGCCACACGATGAGGTCTTTTTCGAAAGCGTCGTATACGGCGCGCTCGGGGCGGGACAGTTCAATGTCGAGGGTGTCGCGAACGGATTCACCGAAGTCAGCTTCGAGACGGATATAGCACGGGAGTTGGGCGACGTATTCACCGGGGTTGAGTTCGCCGACGACTTGTTCACCCGCGAAGAAGTCTTCTTCGGTACGGCACCACTTTTTGACCCACCGCCAGTAGGAGAGGCCGGTTTGTTCTTTGATGTACTGCGGCCACAACCACATGGTGATAGCGAACATGCCATCGAATCGGTTTCCTGCTGGTGTGGCGCTCAGCGCCATTTTATATTTCGGTTTGATCTTTTTCATGATGGCGAAACCGCGGGATTTGCGGTTTGACCATCTGGCTACTTCGTCATAGACAAAGTAGTCAATTATTGGTGAGATTGCTTGCATTTGGGGGTAGATTTTGTTGGTTGCAAAATATTCACGGCCAATGATATACCAGCCTGCAACACCAGCCAGTAGAGCATTGAGCGCAGACTGACCCGCCTTACTAGAGTTGATGAATTCCACTCGTGCGCCAGGATTTTGCCGCTCGATAGTAGCTTTCCAACTGTGCTTTGTGAACAGCGGGCAGATAACCAGTTGAATGTTGGCGCCAAGACGGAGCCCGACTTCCACGGCCATGAGTGTTTTACCGGTACCGAACATTGCCGCGCAGAGTGCCGCCCGTGTTGGTTCATTGACCATCCTGTCTACTGCGTTTTGCTGTTCGGGATCGAGTGTGAGCGGTTCTAGTGCCATTATTCTCCGATCTGCTCAGCACGGGCCCGGAGCGCGTCGGCGAGTTCGTCACTGGTGGGCATCGGTCGCTCCTTTTGTACGCTTACCTGTTCCTGGGGAGAAGGTGCCTGTGTGAATGTGCGAGTGGTATTTCTCGCTGTCGCAGCGACAAGTAGCTTCCCCACCCATGACATCCCAACGGGCCAGGCAGAGTCGATGTAGACCAAGCATGCAGGGAACGCTCCATTGCCAGCTATACATGTCTCACAACCACTCGTCCGTCTCGGTACCCATGTAGCTGTGCTGCGCATTGTCAGACTGGGCATCGGTAGCTCGCACGGCGTCGAGAGTGGACACGGGCGAGGCGTCAGCGAGAATGTCTCCGAGTTCGTCGTAGAGCCTTTGAGCTCTGAGGGTCGCGTGCCACTCCCGAACTTGCGCGAGCTTCGCTTCGGCGGCGGCCAACTGTTCTCTAAGAACCTCAATTTCAGTCTTGTCGCTCATAACTTCTCCACTTCTCAAGCTGCGCTGTTGCCCGTTCCACATCCGATTTGGCGGTGTCGAGCATTGTTTCCCACTGGTGAATGCGAGCCTCAATGTACTCGCTAGTAATAAGCGGGTATGTCAATCGGGTACCTCCATTGCGTAGAAGTCGTCCCGTGCGTCCTGCTGTGCGTCAGGGTCCGTGTAGTCGTCAGTGTCGTACTCGTAGAGGGGTCGCATTGTTTGTCCTATCGTTGGTGTGTTTCGGTAATGCAAGTCTATCCAAGAAAAGGCAGCAGCGCAAGAGGTTGCTGCCCAATCTTGGGGCTACTTGTTAGTTCTGCCAACCTGTCGCGTCTTCCTGACCCGTAGGGCTCGTGCCCCCAGTAGAAGGATGAGGCCGGTAACCAAAGTTGCGCTCCCAATCAGCAATGGCTTGTTCACGTCCGAACCGGTGTACGCCAAAGACGTTGCGGCTCGGGTAGATGCGTCGGACCGGTCGGCTGTCCTCGGCGTAGGCTTCTGCGTCCCAACCGGCTGAGCGTTTGCTGTCGGGGGCGCGGTGGGCGGCGCGGTAGGGGCGGCTGTTGCCGTAGAGGTAGGGCCAGGCGAGGCGGGATTCGTGCCAACTGGCGTAGGGGATGCCGTCTGTGTTGGTTTGGGTGCTGGGGTAGTAGTGGCCGGGGGCGTCGTTGGGGGTGTTGGGGCGCTCGTGTCGACCGGGGGTGTAGGTGCGGTCGGTGTGTTCGTCGGCGTGGGATTCATCGTAGGCGTCCCAGTCGGTGTCGTCGGCGGTGTGACTACCGGGCACGCGGGGGTTGTGAATGTGGTCCATTGGATTGCCTTTCCGTAATCTTCGCCCTGGTTGAGTACACCGTCTACGGTGAGTCCCTGAACGTGGGCGGTTTTGTACACGTCGGACTGGTAGAAGGTGCCACAGGCGAGCCCTGCCGTGCCGAGCCCGTAGACGTACTGGTTGTTGCCGGGAGTCTGTTCGACGTAGTGCTGGGGCCACGGGGTGCTGCCGTCCGTGTGGGGTGTTGCTGACCAGAGGACGGTGCTGTATTCGGCGTCTCCGTGGTAAGTAGTGGTTTCGCTCGCATTGGCGCTGGTGGCGGCTCCTACGGCTGCTATGATGCTGACCCCGATGATGCCTGCTGCGGTTGCGTATCTCATTCAGTCCTCGAATCTTTCGTACCAGCATTTTTACGGTCTAGGTCACGCAAGCGAAGTGAAATATATTGTCCTGTCCTCCACTCGAACTGCTCATTACAGTAATCTTGTACTTTTTCTAGTTCTTCAATAACAGCCTGTTTCGCGTTCTCGCTAATTGCAGCATCAGCCGCTGCGTCCGCTCGGCGGAGTTTTTCATTAACCTGGTCAATGACTGACTCATACTCAGTTTCGGCGCCAATATTGTAGCCCGACATGAAAATATCTTTTGTAGTTGCTTCTTCTGGGTTGAGTCCGGGATTTTTGCACCATTGGATGTAGGCGCGAGCCGCAGCGGCAGGCACCCCGAAAATAATCGAGGCTCGCTCGGGGTTAACAATACCTCCATCCGCAAAACTGTTTGCGTCAGTCATTCAGTCCTCCACATTCTCGGCATCGAGTGCCGCTAGCTCTTCATTGATAAACTTTTTCACTTGTCTCAGGTTAGCGCCCGTCTGAATGAAAGTCAACACAATCTCCAAACCCGGCCTTTCATCAGAAGCCACGAGACGACCCCTTCACCGTCAAAGAATCCTCCGTAAACGACAACCCAAGATCGATCATCTCCTGAATGGACCCCTCAATGGCATCAAAATCCTTATCCAGCGCCTTCGTGTCATTGTTCTGGTACGGGATGTACCCGCCGACGTACACGTACAGGCCATCCTCCGGGTTCGACTTGTACCCCTGCATCCGCTTATCATACTCCTGCGCGGAACCGTACCCGTACTCCCACGTTTTTGACTGCTCCATGAACAGAAAACAAGTGCGGCGGAAAAAGTCAGGGTGCATCCCCACAGCGAGCGCGTTCAGGTCAAACGGGTCATGGGACTGTTTCACAATGATCTGCGAGTAGGAGACGCTGCTGTCTTCGGTGAGAACTATCTGGCAGCGGATGTCTTGTGCTTCGAGCCAGTCGACAAGACGCATAATGCGACGCTGTTTGTGCAGCATATATTCGGGCGAGGTCCAGTTGACGGCACTGTTGAGAATGTTGATGGTGGCGAACACGCTTTTGGGGTTGCCGAGGATTGCTTGCCCGAAGTTTTCGGGTACCCCTTCAAGGTACCGGTCGATGTCGACGTAGTCTCCGGTGACTTCGTACTGGATGTCTTTGCCGGGGGAGTCTTTGGAAACCAGTTTTTCGTCGTTGATACTGAATTGGCGGATGGTTTCGGGGTGGTGCCAGAAGATGTCGTGGGCTTCATCGAGGGAGCCGAAGGTGTAGAAGCCGCCGTCTGTGCCGCGTGCGTCGCTGCTTTTGGAGTGCTGCGGTGTCCACCCTTCCCGCTGGATAGTCTCAAAGACATCTTGAATACTGTCAAAGTATAGCTTTAGCTTACCTGTTTTTGCGCTTTCTTCCAACCATGCCATTGTGTTCTCCTTTACTGCGTAAGTTCTCGGTAGATGGTGACGAAGGCTTCGTCTAGGTGCCACTCTTCAATAGAACTAAAAGAAAATGGGAACCTCTTTCCGTCAACGGTCGCATAATACGCCAGTTCCGTAATGCGCTTCGTCACGTATTCCTTCAGCTTAGCGTCCACCTCAGCCTGCGTCAACACCCCCGCAACAACCGGTTCCGGCTGCACACCCTCCGGCACCAGGCCATAAGAGTAGTACCAAATGTTGAAGACCTGCGACCGGTTCTTAACACCCGTAGAGTTTTTGCGCTTGCTACCGTTCTTGTTGAATGTCTGGACGTTCTTTGCCCACACATAGTGGTAATCCTGCGGCCTTGAGCCCAAGCAATTAGTGATACACCCAGACCACAGCGGCACTTTACGTGAGTCGTAAAAAGTTACGTCTTTGCCGTGCAGGTCGTAAAAGTGCGACAAGCTTTTGATTTGTTCCATCATTTCCTCCCTTGTTAAGCACCAGCATAGCGGAAAAACCCCCTGAACACAAGTGGGAGTAGCACCCATGTTCAGGGGGTTTAAGTGGGGTTGCGTGTAGCTCAATGAGGATACCAGTTTGAGCTTGGCACTTAGCAGGACTTACAGATGTGACTTGCCTGACCCCGACCTAACTACTTCCGCCACGTAGCAGAAGCAAGATTCACAAGCTCAGGCTGAGCCGCAGCCGGAATATTCGACGTAAGCGCCATCCCGAGCACCGTCTCAAACTCCATACCAGCCGCCAAAAGCTGCGCACCCCTAAGCGTCGCACGCGGGGAAATAACCACCCGAAGCTCAAGCTGCTCCGACACCCTGGCGCGAACCGCACGGACAACCCGAAGCCACTTCGCACCATCCGTAGACGTGCCAGCCATAGCCGTCTCAATCTTATCGTCAATGTCCCAATTGAGGACAGTGAACCGGTCCAGGGTGGCAGCATCAAGCTGATTGCGGCCCACATACTGTCGGGACGCACCGTTACCGTACGTGTTCGCGGTTGCCACCATGCGGAAGTCAGGGTGACGCTCCACCATCCCATCAGGGAACGCCATATACCCGTTACTGAGGGCAGCGTTGAGGAGGATGAGGACGTTGCTGTTACCTGCGTCCGCCTCATCGAGGAGGAACAGGCCCCCGTGCTGGTAGGCGTCACGGAACTGTGTGGTGCGGTACGTGCCGCCACCGTCCATGTACCCTACAAGGTCGCTCTTGGAAGTCTGTGATCCCACACTGATGCTATGGAAAGTCAGGCCGAGGGCGTCACCGGCCTGCTTAGCACCCGCCGTCTTACCGGTACCTGCCGGACCAACCATGAGGACCGGCTGCCCCACACCGAGGGCCAGGAGAAGGTTTTCGAACTGGGAGTGCCGCACCCCCTCCACTTTGATGTTCTTGTCGGGGAGGCGCACCTCAAGGGGCCGCACTTCACCTGCCAGCTTGAACAGGGCGGCGGTGGTGTCGTCCAGTTCCGCCTGAAGCCGCTTCGACAGCGCCGACACGTCTTTCTCCGTCTGGAAGGCGATGCCCTTGGTGATTTCGGGCATCAGTTTCTCTTTGGACTCCTTGATGAGGGTGTCGGAGAGGGCGCGGAGGGTGGTGTCGTATACGGTGATTTTGCCGTCGTCGTCTACGAGGGCTTTACCGATTTCTTTGCCTTCGGGCTCCGTTTTGGCGCCGAGAAGTTTCTTCATGTCCTGAATGCTGATGTCTACCATAACTACTCCTTATGTGTGTGAATGTTATTTGTCTGTTGCTGCGAGTGCCCGAAGGAAGTCGGAGCCTCGTTCTGCTGTCACCATGACAATAGCAGCAATCTCCGGCACCGTCAACCCTGCCAGGTAATTACCTAGCGACTCATAAATGTCCTTGAGGTCGTCGCCGCTGCCAGTTTCCTCGTGGGTTGCGTGGGCTGCTGCGAGGGCGATGATGAGGGGTGTTGCGATTTCTTTCTCAATTTCGCTGAAGTCCATTAGTTCCCCATCTTGTTGCGCAGCTCACCTGTACTGATGAGAGCGGTTGCAATGACAGTTTGGAGCGCTTTCTTGTCCAGTTCGGAGAGGGCTGCGACGATCTGGTAGAACTGTTTCATGAGGGTTTCGTCGCCGGGTTTCTGCTGCATGGCAACGTACAGGCCGACCCCGTAGGCCATGAGTTCTGCTGCGAGGACTGCACCGTCGCCTCCGCGTGCCCTGATTTCTTCCATGCGTTCGTCTTGGGTGAGTGACCTGTCGGCTTCGGCGTCGAGTCCGAAACGCTGGTACACCTTTTTGACCTGTTCACTGTTGGGGGTGGGTTCCCCGTTGTCGCCGCGTGCTTTAAGCGTCATTTCATACCTCGCCTATCGAAAAAAGTGACTCTTCCAGAGTGAGCGCCCGGTGCGCATAAAAAAGGTAGCTCTCGAACAGTGCCCCAGCCTCATCCGATGCGGTGATAGCAGTCTCATTAAAAATGAAGCTGCCACTTGCGTCGGTAATGTTCTTGTGGGTGACGTTGACGTGCACATACTCCACCTCCACGAACTTCTGGTTTGCCAGGAGGCGCGCGATGTGAGGCTGCGCCAGTTTCACATGGTACACCTGTTTGGCGCCGTCTTTGGTTTCGCTGCGGTCGAGGAGTTCCCAGCCCGGCTTGGGGAGGTCGCGGGACGTGTAGTCGGTCACTGGTCGACCCCCAGAGCGGTACGGATAGCTCGCCTGACACGGTATGCGTCGCGCCCGATGCCGTCACCAATGAAACAACTACCCACCGCCTCATCGAGCAGGGTCAGCAGGTCGGGCTGGGCGGTCAATTCGCTGTACAACATAATCTCGCCGTGAGAACCTAGACGAACAACGCTGTCCAGGTCCACCGCCACGAGTCGCGGGGCCGGCTTCGGCTTCGGTAATAGAGCGCGAGCTTCTGTTACGAGCGTTGGATTGCGGCCCGAATCCATGTTGCCAACGATGCGCTTGTATAGCTCTGCTGGCACTTCCACCATTTCATTGTTCTCAGTCATGTTAGCCCTGCCAAAGAGTGTCGGCGTTGACCTCGACGCTGAGGACATCGAAGTGGTCGGTGACAAACCTGAACTCGTCCTCGGCCAGTTCCTTGACTAGTGAGGTGGTGAAGTCGGTGTCGTCGCCTGCGTACTTGGTGTGCTTGTACCGCACGGTGAGGGTGTACGAACCGTGCTCCTCGGTGCTGACAGGCTCAGTGGGGGTCAGCGCTCGCTGCACTGCTGCGCCAGCCTCTACGCCGTCCTCGTAAGCCCTGTTCATGTCGTCCATCGTAAACTTCTTGCCCATCAGTTGTTCTCCTTAATCGTCACCGGCGCTACTGCAACCGGGTACTTCACAGTGTAAAACGTGGTCGTGCGATTGTCAAGGCCCACACACACCTCAATAGTCGTATTCGCTTCATCAAGAAACGCCGCCATGTACGCCTCATAATCGTCCGTGCCAGGTGATGCGGTCATCAGTTTCGTCACCACAATCCCCTTCGGCGCAACCCGGCGTTTAAAGTCATCGAAGTTTACTTCCCACGGCCCGCGGTTGGTGGTGCCCTCCGTCATAAGGGTGTTGCTTTCTTCCACACCAGACATCAGTGGTTCTCCTTACTATTAGGCCACACCTGAAGTTTGTAATATTGCAGCATCGTGATCAGGTCGTCAACCTCACGCTCGTCCAGAAGAGAACAAATTACGTTGCCATCTGCTGAGAAATCTAACCCAACGATATTAGTAGCAGGGTAAGCGCTGATATTAGCCCAGGCTTCCTTATTAGTCCGTTTTAGCTGCATCCTCCACCTCCGCGATAAGTTTCTTCAGGAACGGTTTACCGTACCGTTCAGCGATACCCTCAGGGTAGCCCACGACTACACCTTGCTCAAGTTCAAAATAATAGCTTGTTAGCCCATCCGATAACTCATCGATACCTACCCAAAAATTACCAGAATTCTGCTTCTCAAAGTCAATCTGAGAATCATCCGGTTCAGCCTCAAACCGCGACACCTCAGGAATATCCAACGGCGTCTGCTCCGGCAATGTCGCACGATACGCGCGCATAGCACCATACAGAAAATTGCGGTTCTTATTACTGATCAGGCCCGCAAGCTCAGGCACGGAATGGCCGTTGGAGCGGTCCTCATCAACAGCCCGCCCAATGTCCTCAAGATATGGCAACAGTTCACGCTCCCGCTCCCTCCGCTGCCGTGCCTTGATCTGCTCGTTCTTTACCCGGTAGTCGGTGTACCGTTTCACCAAATCAGATGCCATCAGTTCGGCCTTCCTCTCTTTTGGTCTTATAGGGTAGAGCATCGCCATTGATGGCCGTAGCATCGCCAAGCTGTTCCCACGCCCACTTGAGGTAATCTACACCGGCTTTAATCTCATCAGCGTTCATTACTACCGTACTAGTAGTCGCACCTTCGGTATAAAAGAAATGATCGTACCTTTTATCGTACTCGATACTACTCGCCATTTCTCAGCCTCTCAAGAATCTCCTCAGACAACGTGAACGTCTGCGTAGCCTCATCAAACTCAATACCATCCCCAGCTCTAGGATTAACCACCGGCGCCTGCTTCGAATACTTGCCAACAAGTCGATGCTTAGGGCCAAGATCAGCTACTAGAGCCTCATCGCCCCCGTGGATGCGCATAACATCTCTCATATCACTAAGAACATGCTCTGGTGAGTTAAGCCGCCCCGCCCGTCGAGTTGTATTAGCAAGTTTCTTACTGAACCAAAACGCGCGCTTGCGCCTCAGTTGCACCTCCTGGTAACCGAGGGTTGGTCGAGTCACCTTAAAAAAATAGCCCTCAGGCAGTTCCGGCATGTCCTGCTCTACAACTTCGCGACTGTAGTTAGCCTTCATCAGGGAACACCCCATAATTGACCTGGGCTGCGTCCTCAGGCGGCTGTAAAAACTCATCGAACTCATCAAAATCCGTTGTCGTCACTTCGCTGCCTCCTGCTCCATAATCTCCATGAAAGTGTCATAGTAGGAATTCTCGTAGCAATCAGCTATCTCCTGTACCTGCCAGAACGCCGCCTCAGACGCCTTCACGCCCGTCACACTGTAGAACACGTCCTCAGGAATCTCATCCTCCCACACATGCTCCACAGGCCCCGCAGCACCCCTCCCATGCTCAAGAGACGCCTGCGACTCACCCCGCAGTCTCGCCCGTGCCGTATGCCTAGTCGTGATATTCATCACAGTTCACCTTTCGCTCGTTTAACTTCGTACAGGATCAGTGTAGCAAAATTCTCCGCATCGTCAAGAGACACCAGCACACTAGTCTCAGTACCAAAATCCTGCATAAAAATTTCTATATCAGTGCCGTCTTCGCCGTCCCAGTCATTAGCGGTCTGCACCATGACTTTTTGGCTCGGAAAGCTGGGCTCGGGTACGTCAATCCATGTGTCAAGCTTCCACTTGCTCAGGTCATCATCAGGCATCAGCAGCCCTCCTCTGCATCACTTCGCGGGCAGCGAACTGCAACAGCACGCCAAGACGCTCCGCATCCTCCGGGGCCATATCAATGTTAGTATTTTTGTAGCCGTCCTCATCAGAATAAGAAATGTCTAAATTCACCAATAATGTCCCCCTACCCACCCACATATCCGTTACCACTCTTTCGCTACCATCTATCTGAACGTCTACCTTAAAGAAGTCATCCAGCCTGAACGCTTCGTCATCAGCCGGAACCAGCTTACTGTCAGTCATCCCGCGCCTCCTCCTTGTCGCGCTGCAACTTCACCGCGTACAGCAGACTATACCCAATCGCCTCCGCATCATCAACCGTTAACTTGCCGCTCAGGTGGGTACCACCGCCGCCAGTCATCCCAAAGTACACGTAGCTGTCCACTTCCCACTCAGTAGTGGGCCTCACCAGCCACGCAACGTGAGTTCCATCGACCATATTGCTACTGTGGGGCTGTCCCATAACCAGTTTTGTCTCGTCGCTCATCCCACTCCCTTTCGTCGTTTACCCCACCCTAACCCCTCAAACCGCCCCCGTCAACCCCAAAACTGTATTTATTCGCAGAGATTTATCTGACTAATAATACGTATTAGGTTTCTATTCAGAAATACAGTTAGGGGGAAAATGTGCTCTGAGAGGGCAATTTTAGGGCATATAAGCACTAAATCGAGTGTCCGGCTGTCCGAAGGCGTGTCCGGGAGGGGCTCGGATCGCATTGGATGCGTCCCTGACGGGGATGAGTGGGTAGGGCCTCTTTATTATTATCATAAGTGTATATATTATTAATATTATATACATTTATTATAATAATAAGAGGGCGGGGGGCACCAATCCCCGTTGGGGACGTGTTTATAGGGAAGTGCCCCAGAAGCTTGACAAAACCCTTGACCTGCCGTAAAATACCTGCTATGAGCTATCGCCGCCGAGACACCTACACCCAAGCACTCAACAAAGCCCGAAGAGAACAGACTCAGCAAGCGCAGCAAAGCGATGGTGTGAGCACCGTGCCGCACATCCCCCGGAAACACGAACCCTACACCAGACCCGTACTCACCGAACAGGAGAAAGCCGAAGCAACCGCCAGAGCACAAGCAGCCCTCCGTGCCGAACGAGAAGACAATCTCCGCGACAAAACCACCAGCAGAAAACTCGCCTACTGCGAATGGTGCGGAGAACCCGCCACCAAACGAACCCTCTGCGAAACCCACTACCGCACAGCCCTCCGTGCCGGAGAACTCGACGCCTACCCCACCAAACAATTCCTCGACAAACCCGACACCCACGCAATCTGGCTCATCGACTACTACCCCGACATGCTCAAAGACGCACTACTCCAAGCCGGATGGCAGGTCACTCCCCGCGAACCCTAAGACTCGACGGATCACCACGCCGACTCGGCAACACCCGTGCATCAGCCTCAGCCTGAATCTCACCCTGCAACTCCGCAAGAACCTCAGCATCAAGAGACTCCACAGCAGACACACCAGTCAGAGGATCAATGTACAAGGAATCCTCAGGGTGCTCAATGAAATGCTCCACCGCAATCGTCGCCACATACTTCGACAGAATATCAATCCGATCCCACTCTGGCAGCGAACGCACAGTAAACCGACTAGCAGGGACAGGGTCCAGGTCGTCCTCAGAATCTTCCAGGTCCAGTGCACGCCGCTCATCCGCCAGACGATTGAACTCCGGAGTCACAAAATGATTAGCGGCCTCAGCCACGCTCGGATCAGACGAATTAAACAGGTTGTCGTACACCACATGCCGATCCGGCTCATGCGAATTCCACAACACAATCGGAAACTCACCCCACACCGCCATCGTCTCCCGTGCTCCGGCAGCCTCACCAGGATTTGCCTCAACATTATCAATCCGGTCCTCAAGATCAACCAGCAGTGCCCGCAAAGCCGCCTCAGCCACCGCAAGCGACTCAAACGGCACCGGCGTCAAAATACGAATCAGCGGACCCTCAGGATGAGCAAAATCCGGCAGCCCATCAACACCACTTGCGAAGCGTGCGTTAGCAATATAAAAACACATCAACAACTAACTCCCTAAACGGCCACCTAAGGCCCTCAAAAAACATAAACAGGTACACATACCCAAACCGGGGGAAAGTGCGTCAGAGAGCCGCACAGAGGCTTACAGAGGGTAATCAGCCAAGGATACCCACATTGTAACCAGCAATACCCGCCGCCAACACCTCAGCATGCGACGCCTCATGCTCAGCATGCTCCACCAAATAACCGACATTGCCATAGCTCAGAGTGAAGTCATCGCACCCCGCACAACGGTGCATCCACACACCCTCACCAATGTGCAGCCGACGACCACGAGGAACCACCCCAGCATCAAACACCGGCGTAGCATGAAACCGCTCAGCATTAGCCTCAATCCGGTACGCCAGCTCCTCAGGCTTCGAAAAACCAAACCCCAGAATGACACCCTCACCAGCAATATTCTTCGACATCAGATACTCCTCAGTACCAGTAAATGTTCCCGTGTAACTCGATAAGACAACACTAACCCCGGCACCAGACCAAAGTCAAGACCTAAGCGAAAACCAATTTCTACGCTTGGGGAAACCACCAGTGCGCTGCACGTACTCAGCCGTAGCCGCCTCCACAGCCTCAGCAACAATCAAAGCCGACACCTCCCTAGGCGTCATCGACACAGGTGCAATAGCTTGCTTACGCTTCGAATAGCGCCTAACAATGAAATACACACCAGCAACCACAAAACCCACAAACGCAAAAGCGCCACCCGCCACCTTCTGAGGCTGCACCTCATGAGTGTACCCAAACACATTCCCATGATCACGCCAATTCTCAGACGACATCAGACACCCACCCCCGAACCATCTCCACAGACGGTACACGACCACTAGACGCAGTAACAACCTCCGCCAGACCAATAGCCCTAACCACCTTATAAGCTGGCGTAGACACCGGCACAACCGACCACACAAACGACTCCACACCCGACACCGGAGACAGCTTGAAGTTGCCGCCAGTACGGCCCTTCCTACCCAGCGCAAAACGCTGATTACGAGAAAGCGTCATCATCACTCCTCAAGTGATATTTAGTATACGAAATGTATGTAAATGCTCTAGGTGAGCAACACAGCAACCCTACCAACCGGCAGGGGCACCATGCAAGACCCTAGATACCATCCTCGAGAAAATCCACCCACCCCACATCAGCAGCAGGAACATCATCACCAGCAAACATCACTTACCGCCAAACGCAACCGAAACGAGCTTAGAAAGGGGGACAGCATCGAATTTAGCCCTACTATCCGCAGAAAGCGCATCGTACAAACGAACCAAAGCAGAAGCAGTAAACGTATCCAGCAGTACACCTTCAA